GCACTGCCTAGGCAATGATCTCCCGCCATACCTCGCGGTATGGCAAAAGTCCAACAGCTTGGGTCCCTAACAGGGTACCCGTGCTGCCAGAACTAACCGACCGGGTATTAACCGGCTGGGTTAGAGCTCAGGACTCTCCCTCAGGTCAGATACTGGCCCGATCACCTCTCTAAAGGGGCGATCTCCACCCAAGTTTCATGCGTGACGACTTGGGACGTCCAGAACGTTCCAAGTGGTTGCAACTAACCTCTGGTTGGAGGAGTCTTGAACGATGCCTAACTAAAGGCATGTCAAGACCGTCGGGTCGGAGCCAGGGCTTGTAAGCCCTTGTATAAGCTCCGGAGTCCAACTTAAGCAAACACTTGAGAAGGGCACCAGTTCCATCAAGAGAATCTCTTGGTGGTTTGGCCTCCACAACATAACCCCTGACTAGGGGGCTATGGAGGCTTGGGTGGGTCCTCTGGGTTTCAAAACCCAAAAAACTCACCCTGCCCAGCACTGAAGACGTAGGTAGGACGACAGGGAAGTGATACAACAACTTCCTAATTTCATCGTCCAACCAACCACAAGTCTTCCAGTAACCACTCATATAGAGTTGATTACGAAGAGAGACGAGTGATTGTACTTCAGTTACGTCCTGCCGTTGTGCAGGGAACGCTTGCCGGACACGAGTAATACTAACATCGTGTCCATTAAAGTACTCCTTGCCACAAGACTCTCTGAACTTTCCAGTCCAGAAAGACTTGCTCGACCCTACCCGGGCACCGAAATGCTCGAGCATTCGAACAACGGAGGGCACATGGTCCGTGGGAACGATTAGATCATCCCCAAAGACACGCACCGAGCCGACGAAACGAAAAAAGTCTCGTCGGGAAAGTGACGTGTTGAGCGATCTCTGAATCCCCATGAAGATCAATGTAGTGAATACCATCGCTTCAAAAGGGAAGCAAAGTGCTGAACCCATAGACGCGAACTTCGAGAGACGAATTACTTCGCCATCTGGAAGCGTAGCCCGGCGGGAACGTGTTGCATCCACAGCCGCTAGTAAATGCGGATGGTTCTGCAACATAGCCCGAACGAGCTGATTGGAAACACGATCGGAAGCATCACTCAGATCGAGTGTTGCGGTACGCTGATCAAGCGAACCTTGACGGGCGAGTTCCTGATTAGGAACTTGATCATCAAATCCAATCACCTTCGGAAGGAAGTCATCCTGATAGAAGGCATCGAGAAAACTGCGTAGAATAGCTTGCTGCATATATTGCATGCAAACCGGTTCCATCGCAATAACTCGAGGTGTTTTCAACGTCTTAGGAACAAGAGTAACCTTAACAGGCAACTCTTGACCGGGTTCGAGGAAGTCAACCTCTTCAAGCTGAAGGTTATACCTCCAGTTTGGAAGAAGATGCTCACCTGCGGCGAAAACCGCTTCGAGCCGTGAGGTCCAGACAGGTCGATGGAATTTACGGTTTCCCGTGATCCCGTCGGCTGTTGATCCTGGACCATGCCTCGGAACGAGACGATCATAATAGACATCTCTGTCGACATGATCGAAAACTCGACCAAAAAGCATACTTGAGATAGCGGTAAATTCTGCGATATTCCTATCACAGAGCCCGCGATCAAGTTCTCGGACTTCCTGCTCACACTTGAGATAATTCCTCACCGCCTTTCGCTGCCGTGCTGGGGAGCACGGTAGCTCCATTTTGCCAAACATCAGCGTTAGCTGGC